GAACAATATATGGCCCAGCGTAGGGCAGCAGGTGAGGACGGTGTTGATTGGGCACGTATCGGAGGCAACATTGTAAGTCCTGCTAACTTAGCAGCTGGGTATGCTGCTGGGGGCCTCTCTGCTGTACCAGTAACACAAGCAGCGCTCACAGGGGCTGCTCAAGGTCTTTTACAACCTACAGCACCTACGGAAGACTCTAGCTTTACTGAGGATAAGCTTTCCCAAGCAGCTGTGGGAGGCGCTTTCGGTACACTGGGTGCTGGCCTTGCAAAAACAGCTGGTAAGGTGCTTAACCCTCTGATTACTAAGGCAGAACAGACAATGAAAGACCTTGGTGTTAAACTGACACCGGGTATGGTTGCTGGCGGTCAATTTAAAGACATTGAATCAATTGCAGCTGGTATTCCTTTGGTTGGTAAATACATTGCCGATGCTAAGGAGAGAGCTTTGTTCTCTTTTAACAAAGGACTGCTCAATAGAACATTAGGTAAGGTAGATGAGAAGCTTCCAGAAGATGTTATTGGTAGAGATGCAATTGCACACACTGCTGATGTGATTGGTAAGAAGTATGATGAGGTGTTAGGAAAGATTTCGTACAAACTTGATTATCCTTCTTATGCAGGTATCCTTAAAGCAGTTAAGACACCTGTTGCGGGTGCAGATAGAGTTAAAGCTCAAGAAGAGATTAATTCAATCATCTTTGATAGGCTTCCTAAAGATACAAAGATTGACGGTCAAACATACAAGCAGATTGAATCAATGCTCAGAGAGCGTTCTAACAGTTATATGAGGGGCGACCCCGGTCAACAAGATGTTGGTAAGGCTTTGAAAGAAGCAGCCAATGCTATGAAGGAAGGCCTTAAGAAGCAAAATCCAGACCACACCTCTACATTAAGACGTATTGACAGTGCTTATGGTGATCTGTCTACGATGGAGAAAGCAGCAGCTGCTATTGGCTCTGAGAATGGTGTATTTACCCCTCAAGCATACAAGCTAGCAGTTAAGCAGAAAGACATCTCTAAGGATAAGAGAGCTTTTGGTAGAGGACGTGCTAGAAATCAACAAGAGGCCGAAGCGGCTGTTGGTGTGATGGTTCCTTCTAAAGAAGCAGGCCTTGAGGGCCGTCTTGCTCTGAGTAACATAGGAGCATATTCAATAGCTTCTAATCCAGCAGTGGCTGGGGCTGCTTCTTTGATTGTCCCTGCTGTTGCTGCTCTGTATTCAGAGAGTGGTGTTAATGCCATGAATGCCCTTATGCGCTCACGCCCTGAGATTGCTAGACAACTAGGTGCTACACTAACTAAGAGAGCTTCTAAAGAAGGCAGCATTACGGCAGCTCAGGTAATTGAAGAGTATAATAGAATGACAAAACCAGAGCCTGTTAGGATTGAACTAAGAGGAATGGCTGTTAACGATTAACACCTAAGCAGACATAAGAAGGCCCCAATTAAGGGGCCTTTTTTTATTCTAAGTCGTAGAAGTCTCCGATGTAGATTGATATGAAGGGTAGCTTGATTATGACACCAGAATAGGCAACGAAGTCATCTTCTCCTTCCTTCTCTCCTTCAACAATGTGACAGATGTCTTCATTGAATTCAATGTCAAGACCAATACCCTGTCTAAGCTTAATTACAATCATCTACATTCTCCATATGTGGAACTGAACGAACAGTGGGAAACTTCTCTTTGAAGTCTTCGATTGTCATGTCTCTGCCTAAGTGAACCTCAACAAAGCTAGTCCCTTCCGAGACCAGCCTTGCCTTCAGTTGCACACACGCTGGACAATTGTCTTTAGTGTATACAACCAATGCCATTAGATTTCACAGCCTGCTGCTGTACAAGCTAAGGTTTGAACACCTTCAACATTATCATCCATTTCAATCAGACTGTTCCAATCAATAGTGGATGGTGTCGTGGCTAACAAAGCCTCATATTGCTCCTTGGTGCAGTCTTCATAGGGAGCCTGACGATAGCTACCACCATCATAAGGCAAGAATGAGACACCAGACATCTCATCAAAGTGTTGCCACACCCAAGCACCAACTTCAGGCCACTCATGCTCAGAGACAGAGATGGTAACAGAAGGCTTATGCTCACACCAGTGACGCTGATAGGCAAGCCACAGCTTCAAGTGTTGCATAGCTGTCAGGTCTTTACGAAGCATAGCACCCTGTGGAGCCTTCTTAGGGAAGGTGAACACAACAGTTTGATCAGGCTTCATAACACAAGGCTCAGCTGTTACACCTGCATCAATCAAATGCTGTGTCAGTGGGTCTTTCTTGTCGCCACGTACACGTCTAAAGTAATACTCAGCGTGACGAGCGTGAATGCCAGATGCTGAGTCAGTGAGCTGAGACACTGTGCCACTCGGCTTAACGCAAGTAATAGCAGCACTGGCAGGGATACCAAGATGTTCAGACATAATGGCATTAGTTGCCACACACACTTCTTTAAGTTCATTCAAGATGCCTTCCAGTTTAGGACTATCAGGATTGTTCAACATAGCATTGTCAAGAATACCTGTCATTGATACACCCAACAAACGCTCTTCCTCAGTGTTCTTTTGCCACACCTTACGTAGGTAGGGGAAGTGGGTTAATGTGCTCTGGAACGTACCTAAGAGGGTAGCCAAACGTGCTTTACGCTTCAAGCTGTCCACTGTATCATCAGCACGTACAATGATTTCTGACAAGTTACAGAATTGGTATGGACGCAAGATGATCTCTGAGCAAGGGTTTGTACCAAAGTCAAAGTCAGCATTACGGCGACCATTCTGCTTAGCAATCTTCTTAGCTGCTTCACGGTTGAAGATGCCACGCTCACCACTCTTGCTCTCATACAAAGCATTCCACTCTTGCATGAAAATACCAACATCAGGACGTTCTGTATAGCAAGCTGAGTTGTTAGCCAAAGCACGTTGACCACTCTTTTCCCACCAAGCACCACTCTTAGCATGACGCATACGGTCATCAGACAAGTTGGACAAGCTAATCATAGCAGAACGTCGAACACCGCCTACAACAACCACTTCACCAATCTTACACATGATGTCATGACACTCAAGGCTGTTCAGTTTACGTCCCTTAGCACCTTTGAAGATGTTAGAAACAAACTGGAACAACTCAACCAATGGCTCAGGGCCAGAAGCACGACCACCAAACACCTTCAAACGAGCACCCTTGGGACGCACCTTAGACACATCCCACTTAGGAATCTCACCAGCATAGAGCAAGGCAATGACTTGACGAAGAGCCTTAGCCCAGCCTTCTTTGCTATCTGACACTACAACAGTTGTGTTGCTTTCAAACAACTCTTCTGGAATGTCGGGCAGCTTTTGAATGCTTTGACGCTCAACAGAGAAACCAACACCAGTACCACACAGAAGAATATACATAGCCTCGTCGAAGGCTTTAACATCATCAATAGGCAAATAGCTGCAATTGTAACCAGCTGTATTATCACGCTCCAAAGCCTTTCCTGCTGTCATCAAGCTACGCATGGAAGGCATTACCTCCATATTAACTACAGCACTCTCCAGTTCGTTACGCATTGTGTCACTAAGCGTGTAGTCTTGATTCTTCTTAAGCTGCACAGTCATGAAATCAAAATAACGTGCAACCGTCTCCTTCCAATCTTCTCGTCGTTGTTCACTGTCCATGTAACGCGCATAGCGACTCTTGGCAATGTATTCTTCGTAGCTACCCATGTATGTAGTCATTTTCTTCCTTTGTTGTTGTTTAATACTGTCAAAATTGTGTTGATAGCTTCAATGAGAAGCATCTGTTCATGTAAATGCACATTGTGTAATGGAACCACTGGTTCGGGCCATTTAGCCCTAATAGCATCCCAGAACTTAGTTACATCATCTGTCATAACAGCTCCTTCTCAATCCTATCTGCCTTGTCTTCAATCACATCCATGAATCTGTTTACAAGCTCATCACTGTCAATGTCTAACAGCTCCAAGATTGTAACACAGTCTTCACGTCTGAGCAAGTCTGCTATGTCATGAACTGTTAAGCTCATACTGGTTCACCATACTTCTTGCTCAAATACTCGATGGATAGGAACATCTCGTCAAAGTGCCCATCTTCCACCTCATTCATTACCAACAAGCCTCGCCAATGACGGTTGCTCAGTTGATCCATATACCCTTCATCATGTAGATAATAGCTACCAGCGATAATAGCACAGATAGGCTTACCATCGGCTCTCTTCCCGTATGCAATAGATTTTCCTTGCTGGTGACCTGCCACGCAAGACATATGCAGCTTGCTAATAATAGCAGCGGGAGAAGCAGCAGGACGCCCCATAGCCCCAACAGGCCAATAATGACTAAAGCCAACACCATTGATGAACACAGGGCGAAGAAACTCATGTACTTCCCAATCTTTCTCATATTCCAAGTCCTTTGTGGAGATTAGACCTTCAAGCATTGGGTTGTTGTTTACAGCCCTGTGGATGCGCTGCTCGTGGTTTCCAAGGGTGAGCACCATACGAGGCTTATAAACCTTGTGCTTGGTGTCTTTCTGGGTCTTCTGAAGCTCTCTAAGAGGTGCTAGAAGGAGCCTCATACCCTCCTTAGCTGCCTCAATGTCCTTCTGGTAACGCAAGCCTTCAAAATACTTACTGCCCTTGATGTCATGGCTTGAGAGACTAGGCATATCTGCATGGTCACCAATGTGTACAACAACGTCAGGCTTGTATTCACAGATAGCTTTACCAGCCCATGTAAGGTGCTCCATTGGAACGCCTTCTTTGACCTGAGTGTCTGGAATTACTAATATCCTCATTTCTTAATCTCCACTTTCTCCAGCTGCTCTTTAAGGGCAATCAGCTCGTCAATCATAAGGGTGATTTTCTGCAGCTTGTCAGCCTTGTCTTTCTTGCTGTACATGCTGAAGTCAATGGTAACCATCCGATTACAATCACCAAACTTAACATGAGATTCTTTGTATGCAGCCCCATTGCTATCATCAAAGGCGCATTCAATGAAGCCAGTGCCTTGTTTGTTGAGCCACTTACGGCTGTAATACTTATTCATTCTCTGGTTCCCAAGCAAAAGGTTTAATGAACGTGTCACTGTCATACACTTCTCCTCCAATTAAATCTGTCATCTTGTTAATAACACCAATGTAGCCAGCGCCTTCAAGGAAGTGAAGGAAGAATGGCAACATCTCATGCCAAGCTGCTTCATCACTGAAATGAGCTGTAACTTCTGTCTCTTGACGTGTGTCAAAGTTGTCATCTACCTCTTGCATACGCATTGTTAAATGTTTCTTTCCCATGTCTTTCTCCTTGTTTGGCCTGCCCTAGTGGATTTGAACCACTGACCGCTTGCTTAGAAGGCAAGTGCTCTATCCAGCTGAGCTAAGGGCAGAAGTGTTAGTGATAATTTCCTTGCTCTGTTAAAACAAAGCTTAAATTATAGTTGAAATCCTTGCCTATTTTTTCGCGTCTTGCTACAAAACCACCAGTAGCTGCAAGACTAAGATTATTTTTCATGCAATCCAAAAAGAGTGCCCTGCCTGTTTTTCTTAACTCCTGAATAGGGGGGGTCTCTCCTACCCACTTCCAGTTCATAAGAACCATAACTTTGTGAACCTTGTCGAAATCAAACTCATCTAGAATGTCATCAATGATTTGTCGTTCATCCATTCATCATCTCCTTGATTGTTGGAAACTGTTCATAGATTATACCACGAATCTGCTCTGCAACCTCACGATGCTCTTTCTGTGTTGCAGCATCACAACGAATATCAACATAATGAAGCCAGCTACGCAGGGTTCCATTCATGTACATGTTGCTCTGGGTCATGCCTTCTGGAAGCAGCTTACGGGCCTGTTCTTTAGCAATACCTTTAGCCAATGCACTTTCATACATAAACTTAGCTTCATCCAACACACGCCTCTGAGCGCCTTCCCACCAATAAGCCAAACCTCTGTCATCTGTCTCTAAGCTGTTCTGCCTGTTCTTGCTGTCTTGCAAGCGAGGCTCACTGTACTCAAAGCCTTGGGCTACAGCATACCGTTGGCTAAACTCTTGAAAGGAGAAGCTTCGGTGACGGATGATTTGACGAGCAATGTCTCTTGTTGTTTGAATCTCAAGACACATCCCCACCATCTCTAGAGGACTCCAATGTTTATTTTTAATCAAATACTTAATTAACTTTGGAGCTGACTCATGGCTATCTTGATTGGCTGGATTAGAAACCCTTGCCATGTAGCCAATAAGCTTTTCAGCTTCAGGCGTAACCCATACCAGTTCGACTTTCGACATAATCTAATAACTCCTTAATCTTTTCTTTTCTACGGCTTCCCATGTGGGGAAGAACAGCGGTACAAACTTCGTGAATTCCTTGGTGATTTTGAACACTCCATATCCATGTTTTCTTTCTAGGTCTCTTATCGACACGTCCTGAAATGTTTTGTCTTTCGTTTACGGTTCCTACATTAAAAACAGAATGGAGCTTTCGGATCACGTCTTCGTCCGTCATCTCACAATGAACAGCTAAAGACTTGTGATCATGCTTAGCTGACTTACGAACAAAGATAGAGAAACAACCTTCCCCTTCAAGAATTCCAGCAGCCCATGCAACTTGAATCGGCGTCTTAGACATCATTTGTTGTCAATAAGGTATTTTAACAGTTTCGGCGCAGATGCAGGGTTGTTCTGGTTTGCCGGATTTGATACACGGGCCATACGAGCAATAAGCTCCTCCGCTTTCGGCGTCACCCACACTAGACTCACTTGGGACATACTCTTTTCCTTCTTCAATTGCTCGTTTTAACACTGTGATTAGGCCAAGGTTTACCATTGCCTGTACTTCTAGAGGAGAGAGGGTCATGTCAAAGTCTGCACCCCCGTCCTCGTTCTCTTTGATTAAGTTCAATATCATGTTGTAAAGCTCCTCACCATCTCTGGGACATATGCACCATCAAGAGTAAACCGTGAAGCCTTCTTGATACG